AGGACACATACTATTTATTTCGTAGCAACAGACCCGATAAAAAGTTCGTAATGATAATGAAAAAATATAATCACATTCATCATTTCGGTCAAATTAAACCCGACGGCACACCACACAGGGACTTTACACTCCTTAACGATAAATCCTCAAAGTTTTATGAACCAGATAAAGACAAAAGAGAGAAAACAAGAGTGAATTATATTAATCGACACAAGAAAGACCCGAAAGGTGTTCATAACCCGAGTTCTATGAGCGATTTAATATTATGGAGCGAACCCACCTTACGAAAAGGCATCACAAAATACGAAAAACGATTTGGTGTAAAGGTGGTATTTAACCCTACAAAATTAACAGACGCTTTAAAGAAAAAATTGATTTAAATATAATAAGACATAATAAGACAAGATGCCGAGAGGAAAGGTTGATTATCAAAAAGGTTTAATATACACTATCAAGACTGGTGATAGTTTATATGTGGGTTCTACAACAGATTTTAGGAAGAGAAAAGGAAAACATAATACGGATTTAAAAACAAAAAAGGAGAGAAAACTTTATAAAATTATTACTGAAAATGGATACGAATGGGAAATGAAACCTTACAAAATATTTCCTTGTAATTCTAAATTGGAGTTAGAAATAGAGGAGGAAAAAATACGCCGTGAATTAAATGCTGATTTAAATATGAACTCTTGTTGTGGAGAAGATAAGGAAAAAGAGAAAGAATATATAAAAAAATATAGACAAGAAAATAAAGAGAAAATTAAACAATATTGTAAAAATCAAAACAACAAAGATAAAAAAAAAGAATATTACCAAAACAACAAGGAGAAAATACTACAACAAAAAAAAGAATACTACAACAAAAAAAAAGAAGGAGAATAAATAAAATCCTCATAATATATCACTAATGACCGAACCAATTTTACAAGAAGAAAACAATCGACACACCTTTTTCCCAATCCAACATCAAGACTTATATGCTCTGTATAAAAAACAATTAGGTTGCTTCTGGACTGTGGAAGAAATAGATATGAGCAAAGATAGGGATATATTTGCTAAATTAACCGAAAACGAGCAACATTTTATAAAAAGTATTCTTGCCTTTTTTGCTGCGAGTGACGGTATAGTGATGGAGAATATTGTAGGACGTTTTATGGAAGAAGTTAAATTAAGCGAGGCACGAGCGTGTTACAGCATACAGACTTTCATAGAGCAAATACACAGCGAAACGTATTCACTTTTGATAGATACAATCGTCAGGGAAAAGGAAGAAAAAGACAAATTGTTTAATGCGGTTCAAAACTTTCCAGCAATTAAAAAGAAGGCAGATTGGGCGACAAAATGGATTGGTGACCGTAAAAGGTCTTACGGAAGTCGTCTTGTTGCATTCGCTTGTGTGGAGGGTATTCAGTTTTCGGGTGCATTTTGTGCTATATATTGGTTGAAAAAAAGAGGTATTGCTATGAATGGTTTAACTTTCAGTAACGAATTAATAAGTCGGGACGAGGCACTACACGTGGAAACTGCTGTGTGTTTGTATCACAAATTACAGAAGAAACCGAGTTTGGAAAAACTCAAGGAGATTATCAAAGATGCGGTAGAAATAGAAAAGCACTTTATTTGTGAAGCATTACCGTGTAGATTGCTGGGAATGAATGAGAAAATGATGAGTAATTATATTGAGTTTGTTGCCGACAGACTGTGTATTCAACTACAAATTAAAAAAATATTTAATACGAGTAATCCTTTCGATTTTATGGAAAGTATTTCAATAGAGGGTAAAACTAATTTTTTTGAGAAGCGTGTGAGCGATTATGCTCTCGCCACAAAGACGAAAACAGATGATGATTTTACTATGGAAGTTGATTTTTAATCAAAGAATATGTGTTAGACCACCTTGATTGATTGGGTTGGTCATAAGATGTTGTATTGCTTCTTGAATTAAAACCTTTTTATGATTTTTGATTTTTAGTTTTTCGTAGATTTTCCTATCACCATTAAGAAGATTAATACAGTCAAGATATTGACCTTCGGTGAAGTTTTCGCTCAAAAACTCATCACAATCGCTTAACGTTTCTACGTATTTGTCGTAATATTTACAACCACCTTCAAAATCCCCCTTTACGAAATGTTGGTTCATCACACCAGCAGTAAATCCCGCTTTCAAAATCATCTTTATCATTTTTCTTGCGTTTTCATCTTCTTTCTCCACTCTGTATCTTACAATTTGGTTTGCTTCTGCGATTTCTTGCGTTGCTCTTGCGTTTTCACTATCCACAAAATCAATCATTTTATGGTATTTCAGCAAGATATACTCCTCTTCTTCATTATCGGGTTCGGGAGCGAAGGAAACACAGAACTTCATCATCATAATTGCTGTTCTGTTGTTGTTGTTGTTGTTGATGCTCTTGGACTGTTGGAGCAAATCCATTTCAATTTTTTTTGAAAACTCACACTTCTCGCAAATATAGGATTTCGTAGGACAAATTATCTCATATAAATATACAATAATGAAAATTAGATACAAACCAGCAGTTCCCCCCCCGCATCGCCTAATTCGTAAGACAAATGAGGGAGCAGGACACCCGATACACCCGATAAAAGACAGCAAGTTCTTCCGCAGGAAACCACCTAAAAGAAAAAAGAAGAAATAAATAAATATATAGATATTGTATAATGAGCGAAACAATTGAAGGAGCAAATGGCGTTCAACAAAATGCTGGTTTTGAGGATATTAACGAGCCGAGTTATTATCAAGAAAGCGGAGAAGGACAGCAAGTATATTTAGACAGTGTTTTGCCTCACGCCTATGACGCAACACTTGAACCTTTTAACACATATGGAATTAGACCGAAGGTTTATCCCGAGCAGACGCTCGAAGGTTTCCACCCCCAAATTAATAACGTATATCAATACACGTATGACAACACAAACGCATATTTTCAGCCCGAGAACGCTGCTTTAATCCATTTTGATTAATTGTGATTTTGATATACTTTTTTTAAAGGTATTATATATATGCCTTCACACACGTTGAATGACACCGAAAGAAGCAGTCAATCTATCTTTTTGCACTCCAATGACGCTGTTGTAAGTATAAGCGATGCCGAGAAAATCTTTTATTTAAATGAAGCGATTATCGCACCGAGTGGATATAGATTAATAGTTGGATTAACAAATATGACGATGCCGAATAGTATGTTTAATGTGACCTCAAATAATAATACGATTGTATTAAGCGGTCTTTCTTACACAATAGATAATGGAAATTATAGTGCCGAAGGTTTAGCAACGGAAATAACAACCAAAATAACCTCGGTGGGAACTTGCGTTTTTGACGGAACTCTTAATAATAATAAATACGTCTTCACCTTCACAGCGGGAGAGAAAACGATAGACGAAGCAACAACTCTTACTCGTCAATTAGGATTAACGGGACAATTGCCGACAAAAAGTGCGACTTCGTATAACGCACAAGGTGTATGTGATTTAGGAGGCACAACAAATATTTATATAAGATTAAGAAATCTTACGATGAATAATATAGACAGTCGAGGGCAGACAAATAATATAATAGCGAGTATAGTGAATAACACCAATTACGGTGGATATATATTTTTCGTCCCACCCGAAGTATTATATTACCAAATAACAGAACAGAACATTTCACATTTAGATATAGAACTCACAGACCAAGAGGGAAAATTACTTGAAATGAATGGGGCGAACTTTAATCTCACTTTAACAGTTCATTATGTTAAGCAGAGAGTGTCCCAGTTTAGAAATAGTTTGTTGAAAGAAATACGAAATAATTACAACCCCGAAATTAAAGAAGAGGAAAATAAATAATAGTTTGTAAATATATAAGATGGCTATTTTCGGTATGAAAACCAAAAAGTTGGCGAAGTTCGGGAGCAAGTTCGCAAAGGCTGGATTGTTTGGTTTGAAGAATGGGGGACGTTTGGCGTTTGCTGCGGGGACGATGACGGGGTCGCCTCAACTTTTAGCGGCGGGGGCGACGGCGAATGCAATTTCGCAAGGAATAGAGAAAATGTCGTAAAAAATATATATGTATAAGTTATATAATGAACTCGTCAATTATTTGCGATTACGTAACACTATTTATAGATGATGCGAACGAGAACGGATTAAGCGATTTCGCAAACGGTGTAGCGATATGGGATATTCCCGAAAAGGCGTTTTATTTTAAAGATAGGGGGAGTGTTTGTTTAATGAGTGTTGCCTCTGCTTCGCTTCCAAAAGAGTTTGGTGAAAATGTTATTATGATGACCCAGCAAGGATATAATGGTTTTACAACACAAGAAAATAGTGTTGCTGCGGATTTGATTAACCCAGATTTAGCGGTATTGGGGTCTTTCACCAATTTTTCATCGTCGTCGGGGCATTTCGCTCACGAGTATCAAAAACCAGAAGTAATAAAACTACTTACTTCGGCAAAACCTCGTAAAATGAAAATAGTATTTTTTAAAGATGATAAAACCCCATTTAATATGACGGCAGAGACAGAAATGCAAAAGGAAGGACATATAACATTAAAGTTTGAATATATCGACCCAGAAATCTTACGAGAAAATAATTATGGTGTGGAATACAAAGCAGCATTTTAAAATAATATGTATAAATATATATATGGAGAATTACGACAACACAGTAATATGCGACTATATAACTTTATGGGTAAAAGATGGTAATAATCACCCACAAACTAATTTGAATAAAGGTGTAGTGGTATGGGATATCCCACCAAACGCATATTATTATAAGGATAGGGGGAGTGTGTGTATGATGAGTATTGTAGATGCGACCCTTGAAGATGGGGCGGAAAATGTTGTTGTTATGACGCAGAGTGGTTTCAACTCTTCAACTGCTCAAATAAACGGCAACGTTAATCAATTTGAAGATGACATACAAGATTTAGGAACATTAGGTGTTTTTGTAAATAGTTACGCATTTGGGGAAACCCAATATGAAACTAAATATCTCGCGCCCGAAGTAATTAAAGTTTTAACACCAGCAAGACCTCGCACAATAAAACTATATTTTACAGATGAACAGAAGGGGTTGTTTCGGTTTGACGCTGCCTTGGGTTGTATTACAATAAAGTTTGAATATGTAAGACCCGAAATATTACAAGAAAGTATTTACTCGGTTGAATATAAACCCGCCTTTTAGGAAAGCGCTGGGCGGCGCAAACTCGCCTTATCCAGTTTGCGCGGGATTGGCGCATTCCGCAAAATGAATATTAAAATATAAAATGAGATTTTTTTTTATATGTTAGTATAGTATATAATGAGTGCTTCAACGCAACGTTTGAATTATTCCCAAGTTCCTCCTCGTGCTTCTTCTTCAAGGGCAATCCGTAATGAAATCACCCCGACCAACGGTGGCGGCACTTACACTATGAACTCGCAGATTATTTTTGACCTCCCCGCCAATCTTAACAACACTTTCTGTGATTTCCAGTCGTCATACATTAAGGCGACTATCAACAACAATGACGGTGCTGATTTTAAGCTGCACGGTGGTGGGTTTCCTTCGTGTATTAAGCAGATTGTGCTCGAACTCGGCGGTCAAACTCTGTTTTCGTGCGATAATTGGAACTCGCTATACGAAATGATGCTTTCGCTTGATACTTCGAAGAGTTTCCGTGATAATGCGGGTCAGCGTCTGTTCGGCGCAGCGGGCGGAAGTGAAGGCGCAACTGTTACCTTCGCCGCCAACACCAGTCGTCAAGTGTGCTTCCCGATGGTGCTTACCCCGCTTATGTGTAACCGTTACTTTCCACTAATTGGACGGGACAGACTTCGCATTCGCCTTATCCTTGATACTGCCGCTCGTGGTCTTATTGGTGGTGCGACTGATGGCGAAGTTACTATCACCGATGTCGCTCTTGTAACTTATAATTTGGAACTTGGTTCGAACGTAATGTCGATGGTCGCTGCTAATTCGGGTGGTGCTTTCAAAATTGCGATGCCTTCCTACCAGCATCACCAGGCGTCGCTTTCCTCCTCCGCCTCTTCACTCGTCGCCACTCTTGGTTTTAGTATGAGTTCGCTTAATCGTATCCTTATCGCCCAGCAATTGCAGGCGGTCACACCAGGTAGTAACAGCGTTGGTAATCGCTCCCGTCTTCAACTTAATCGCTTTTTTGTGACTATTGGTGGTGTAAAATACCCGATGAGGGACGTTCAGGATTTGGGAACTACTGCTACCAATACAGGTGCTGGCGCTGAACCGTTTGCGGAAGCCCTTATTTCACAGAGGGCGTTGTGTGCTTGGTCGCACGACAGTTCTATTGCTGTTGATGGTGGTTTCGCTGTGGTGCAGGGAGATGGAAGCAGTTCGGCAAATACTGGTTCGTTCCTTATTGACCTTGACCTTGAAAGCCAGAGGGTTGCTGGTGGTGAGAGTTCTATTGGATTGGTAGCGGGCGTAAATTGCATCGGTCAGGTAGTCCAACTCACTATGGAATATGCCGCCTCCGCCGCCGCCGACCACGTAGTTAATGTCTATGGGGAGCACACCATACTGTGCTCTTTGGACCTCAACACTCTTACTTGGTCAATTGCTGTCTAATTTTAGAAACAAAATAAAAAGTAAATATATATGACTTGTATTTCTTTAACAGAAACGGGTCTGCTTGCTTTAACAGGTATGGTGATAGGGTTCATCATATCTTTTTGTAAAACAGCAGAGCAATCAAGATGTAAAAATATAAGTATATGTTGGGGAATAGTGAATTGTGAAAGGCAACCATTATCAGGAGAAACAATATTGGAATTATCCAACGACGAAACAACGCAAACCAAAAACCCTAATATTGACCCCTAAATAGCAATAC